CTTTGCAATAGCAGCCAGGTACAGGCCCAAATTGGCTAAGCAGAGGATTGGGAACGAGAGAATCGAACCCATTAACTGACCATTGCGTTGCTGCACAGGTAGCACAGTATCACCAAATGGCTTTGGATACTCACACGCATGGGGTGCAAGCACGGAGCGCCACATATTGCACATGGCAGGATCCTGTCCCTCGGTCACCGACTCGAGGATTGAGGCGGACAAACGGGCAGACAAACAGTCCGTTGCGGCAGAATAGTCAATCGAGAACCACTCCAGAGGACCATCACCCGTCTGCACAGGGTTGACAGCCAGATCGTACAAATCTGTAGCCTGGAGTGGCGCTCCGATCAATCGGAAGCAATCCATTTCCCTCAAAACGCCATGGAGACACTGTTGCAGTCTCTTGCTGGCATAATAAGGCGCTGCATTCCCCTTCGAAATCACTCGGACTTTCAGGGGTTCAAGCACAGCCTGGATCGTCGCCTTCAGTACACGTTGTTGCTCCGCATACATCACGTTAGAACGACGCAAGTGGTGATACCACTCGAGCTCCCCGCTAGGGTAAGCGTATTCCTCGATTACTACGTTAAGCTCCACTCGCCCACTGACAATCGCCCGAGGGTAGAAAGTCATGCGAACAAGATCAGGATTGAGTCTCCCGACTGAGCTATGTACGTGGTTCTTCGGATTGGATGCCTGGATTCTCGGGAGCGTTCGTACGATCGCCCCTAATTGTCCACCTTTGGCACGACTCGACTCCCAACAGGCCCGCGTGGATGCGGCGTGGGAAGTCTCCTCTGGGGTGAGCCAATCATCCCCCCTTCCAGCAGTTGAGTAACGCTGCTGAAGAGTCTGTCTGACTGCAACCAGTACAGGCTTCAATTCCTTCATCACACGATCGTGTGTGTCATCCGTGATGGGATCAGGTTGATCCATCGCCTCCCTATGCTTTTTGTAAGTGGTTAAAACCAATTCTTCAGAGGCAGGGGCAGCGCAACGCTTGCCCTGTAGGAAGGAGTACCAGAGATGGGTGTTCTTGGTACAGAAGACACGTAGACGTGAGTTGGCCCAGTTTCGGTACTGGCCAGTCGGCCTGAACGGCAGACTGGGAGGTTCTGGTGCATCACACCGGAGATACCTCGCCATGGGAGCAACAGTAAGATACTTTGCTCTCTTGAAGTAGACCGCCTCATCTTGATCGATTAGGTAGGCGGTAGCCTGGGTCCTGAAACTGTCGATGACAGGTTGAGGGGCTCCGTGGTGTGCCAAGATCAGCACCAAACCACGGAGCAGCGCCCGAGCTCTCTCGCTCGCCGTTTGGACGGCAGCGATCTCCTCGAGAGAACTACTCTCAAGGACAGGAGGCTCATGAACTCCTGGGGCCACGCAAGGGCCCAAATTGTGTGCGATGGTTTCGGCTGCGCTCGGGGTCAAACCCGGGAGCGGCAGGACGGAATCGAATCGAGATCCCTCCTCCACCACACTAATCATGTTGATTATTT